CCACAGGTAAAGACCTTGCGTCTGTTTCGTTGGCGTTGGCTAAGGCCAGCCAAGGACAGTTCACAGCGTTATCTAAACTTGGTATCCCGCTTGATGAGAACATCAAGAAGTCCAAAGACTTTGAAAAAGTTGTTGGTTTACTCAATGACCAGTTCGGTGGTGCTGCGGAAACTGCTGCAAACACGTTCGGTGGACAGTTAAAGATTTTGCAAGGTCAATTTGGGGAAATCTTAGAAACCATCGGTGCAGCCTTGTTGCCATATCTACAACGATTCTCTGAGTTCTTGGTTAAGAATATTGCACCAGCCATACAGCGCATTACCGAAGTTGTTGGCGAAAAAGGTTTGTCAGGTGGGCTAAAACAACTTGTTTACGAATCAGGTGGCGCAGGTCAAACAATCGTCAAGGTGTTTAAAGGTGTTGCTCTAACTTTTGCTTTCTTTGCCAATATCGCTTACAAGGCCTTCTATGTAATCAAAGCTGGTTGGGATGCGTTGAAGGGGAACTTTGGTGAAGCAGCAAAATCTATTGGCAAAGCACTAGGTGACAATTTTATTGACACAGGGAAACTTTCCAAATCATTTGATTCTTTAACTACTGCAGGTAATCAGTATCGAATGAGTATTCGTGACACGATCAACCAGCAAACTGGATTCAAAGGTTCTATAGAAGGTGTGACTGAATCTTTGGGTGGTGGCGGTAAATCTGTTTCAAAAACTTTGAAGACTGCTACGGACAAACTTAAGGAATATAGTGACCAGTTAAAGAAAACAGAATCGTTGCAGGATCGGTTGAGTAGGGCTGGGAAGGCTGAGAGTAAGTCGCTTGCTTCGTTGACTGATGCGAATACGAACTTGGCTAATGCTAAGGCTAGGTTGGCTCAGATTGAGCGTGGTTTTGGTGCTGGTTCGCCGGAGGCTATTGCTGCGCAGAAGGAGTTGGATAGGGCGCAGAGGGCTCAGGAGCGGGCGACGTTTGCGGTTGAGGAGGCTATCTATTCGGTGGCTGATGCTGAGAAGAATTTGGCTGATGTTCGTAAAGACCCTGAGTCTTCTCCGATGGATGTTCGTCGTGCTGAGTTGGGTTTGGCTGAGGCGAAGTTGTCTGTGAAGGATGCGATTGATTCGCAGGTTGATTCGACTAAGGAGTTGAATGATCAGCAGACGTTGTTGAATGAAACTATTTATGGTGCGACGGTTGGTTCTATTCTTTACGATCAGGCGTTGGCTGATGTTACTGAGGCGACTAATGCTCAGGTGGCAGCGTTTCAGGCTTGGGAGGATGCGGTCACTAGCACGAAGGACGCTCAGGATGAGTTCAATAAATCGTTGCAGGCTACGGCTGATTTGATTGAGAAGTATCCGAAGGTGTTGGGTGGGATGCCTAATCCGATGGCTGGGGTGTCGAGTCAGGTGCCGGTGACGGCTGGGGGTGGGTTTGCGTTAAGGCCGAATGACACGTATCAGATCAATATCAATGCTGCGATTGCGGAGCAGGGTTTGCCTCAGAAGGTGGTTGAGGCGTTGCAACAATACAATCGGAGTATCGGCAAGATTCCTGTGACAACGAAGTAGCACGATGGCTGTTGCGATTCCTAACTGTGGCACCTATACGGTGGAGATGGATTATGGTGCGTCGACTAATGCGTTCGTGTTGGATTCATCTGTGGCTGGTTTGTTGGATTCAACAATTTATGTTCTTGAGGGTACGACTGACTGGCAGGATGTGACTGCTTATGTGAAGCAGGTGTCTATCAATCGTGGCAGGCAGAACAGGTTCCGTGATCCTACGGGTCAGCCTTCGACTGCGGCGTTGCAGATTGAGGATTCGGACTATCGGTTTAGTTTGGTGAATGAGGGTTCGCCTTATTGGAATACGGCTAAGGGACGGTTGGGGTTTGAGTTGAACTCTGGTGTGCGGATTAGCCGTAACGGAACTTATCTGTTCACAGGCATCATCACGCAGTATGACCAGCGCATCGAGAATCCAAGCAGGTCGCTTGTGACTGTGAACTGTTCTGATGAGTTGTTCAGGTTGAATAACACGAAGATTGCTGCTGGGTCGGTAGTGCCAGAACGCTCTGATGTGCGTATTGATAAGGTGCTGACTTCGGTGAATGCGTTCGGCAAACCAGGTCAACGGGTATTGGAGGAAGGTGTATCGAACTTGGGTAGCGCACCGATTGACGCTTCGTCATCAGTTATGGAATATCTCATGCGTGTTCACACATCTGAGCAGGGACGTATCTGGGTGGACGGTTCAGGTAACTTCCATTTTGATAGACGGCTTGTAGGAAAATTGCAGGCCATTGACGGCTATCTATCTGATGCTGGTGGCACCGCAATCCCATACACCACGTTCGACATTGTGAGTAACTGACATGTCGTTCTATGGTGATTTTGTTGTAACGATTAACGAGGCTGAACTGGCTGCGATTCTTGCTGACTTTTATGCTGCATCAAACGACCAACGCCCTAACGACTTCACCCCAACGAACCCATCAGTAATCAACACAGTCAACGTCGCTATTGCCCCACCAATCCCAACAACAGACAACCTGCAACCAACCATTGAATACGCTCAAGCTATCGTTGCTGAATCCGTAGCTGAGTTCGGTGTACAAGAAACCCCACTCGTCGTCACCCTTCTAGAAACCTTGGACGATGCCGGAGACCTCGCAGGATATCTCACCCGTCCTGTACCTGCGTTTTGGTTTGGTGGTATCCAAGTCATCATGAACGGTCTCACCGATGCACAACGAACCACCATCAGCTCGCTTGACATCGGCTCACAAATATCGGTCACCAAATCGTTCCCGAACTCAACCCCACCAACAGTCACACAAATCATGGCACTCGAAGGAATCAGCCATGACATCACCCCAGACCGCCACATCGTCACCCTCTACCCCAACCCTTCACGCATCTACACCTACTTCATCGTTGGCGGGTACACCACCACAACAACACGCACCAACCTTCTCACAAACCCAAACTTTGAGGTAAATACTTCTACATATCAACTTGTTGGTGCTGGAACAACAATTTCTCGCATTACCAGCGACTCATATATTGGAAACGCAAGCGTACAAGTAGATGTATCTGGTTTGGTTGCAAGCGCAGGAATGGGCATGAACGCTGCTGTTTATCGTATGCCTGTGACAGCAGGCGTACCATACATGTTGTCTGCGTGGGTGAAAGTGCCAACAGGACAGCCGTCAGTTTCGTTGCGTCTTCGCACAGGTGAGTATCGTGCAGACGGCACACAGAACCCAGCGCAAGTATCCTCTGCCACAGTTGTTTCCGATACTGATGGTTGGGTGCGGTTGTCTTTTGCTGACACACCAACTGGTGGTGCTACCCCAACGGTAACAATGGTTTACCGTGTAGAGATTTCTAATGCACCAGGTTCGGCTCGTCAATGGTTGGTTGATGCAGTATTGTTTGAGCAGTCTTCAACTTTGCTTCCTTATTTTGATGGTACTTATGCTGACACCTATACGGGGTACACGTTGACCAGTCAGGGTTGGAGTGGGACTGCGGATGCTTCGACGAGTACCGCCACTTGGGGTTTGACTTCTAGTTTTGTTGGGTCGGAGTTGAATGATGATACGAAGGGCTTAGGCTAAAGTAGAACTATGGCTGGTCTTGGAAGAAAAGAATGGTCGCCTGGAGACACGCTCACCGCAGCAGATATCAATGGCTATCTGATGGATCAGATGGTGATGGTGTTCGCTGGTACAGCTGAACGAGGTTCAGCAATTCCTAGTCCTTCTGCGGGTATGTGTTCCTATTCAACTGCTACAGGTTTTGTCGTGTACAACGGCACGGCTTGGGTGAGCGTGTAAAGTAGGAGCATCATGGCTGGACTTGGACGTAAAGAATGGTCGCCTGGCGACGTACTCACCGCATCAGATGTAAACGGTTACCTCATGGATCAATCCGTGATGGTGTTCGCAGGCACCGCAGCCCGCGCCTCAGCCATCCCAACCCCATCAGCCGGCATGGTTGCCTATTCGACTGCAACATCACTACAGGTTTATAACGGTTCAGCGTGGGTTGAATTAGGTGTTGGTTATGGTGTTGCGACTGGTGGTTCATCTTCGAGTATCACCGTTGCTGGTACTGCTTACACTCTTTTAACTTTTACATCATCTTCAACGCTGACAGTTTCTAAATCAGGTTTGTTTGATGTTGCTTTAGTGGCGGGCGGTGCAGGCGGTGCAGGCTTCAACCCAGACTTCAACGGTGGCGGTGGTGGTGCCGGCGGTATCGCGTTCGGAACGATCTATCTAACAGCCAATGCCACGGTAACAATTGGAGCAGGTGGCGCTGCAAGCACAGACGGAAGCCCATCAACCATCGGTACACAAACCGTCGGCTCGACAGTATCCCCGGCGGCGGTTGGTGGTGGTCGTGGCGGTGCAGCAGGCGTGGCAAGACCAGGTGGTAGTGCTGGTGGTGACGCTACTGCAACAGCGTTTGTTGCTTTCGCTATTGGTCAAGGTAACAACGGTGGCAGAAACTCTGGAACAGTCAACACACCTGGTGGCGGTGCAGGCGGCGGCGGCGGTGCAGGTGGCGTAGGCGCAGACGGCACAAACTCAGTCGGAGGCAACGGCGGTGCAGGATACGACATCTCATCATGGCTAGGCCAAGCAGGAGGCACAACACTACGCGGTGGTGGCGGCGGTGGCCAACGACAAAGCGGCAGTAGCGGTTCAGGTGGTACAGGTGGCGGCGGTGCAGCGTCAAACGGTGCAACAGGAACAGCAGGAACAGCCAATACTGGAGGCGGTGGTGGTGGCGGTGCAACTGGTGGAGCTGGTGGAAGCGGAATTATCTATGTGAGGTTCAAGGTCTGATATGGCTCATTTTGCTTTAGTTGTCAATAACGAGATTGAAAAAATCATTGTTGTTTCAAATGCTGATTGTGGTGGTTTGGAGTTCCCTGAATCAGAGGCGGTAGGTCAAGCATTCATCGCTTCACTTGGTATTGAAGGAACTTGGTTGCAAACTTCTTACAACAACAATTTTCGTGGAGCTTATGCTGGCATAGGTTACACATATGACGAGGATTCGGATTCCTTCGTTGCGCCTGAAGTCCCTGAACCGTAGTCGCTGGCTAGTCCTTGTTCCTGCGCTTCTTGGTTTTCTAGTTACAGCATCATCGGCTGAGGCTCATGCTTTTGGTGTTTGGGAGTTTTCTAAGTCTTGTCTTGCTGTTGAGGGTGGGTCGGTTGAACTAATTCAAGACGGGTTCACGCTTGTTGGTGCTGATGGTGGTACGTGTGCTGGGTTGGCGCATTGGGTGAAACTTGAGGCCATCATCCCTGAGGGAACTAATGAACTTGGTTTCCAATGGGCGTATCAGACGAATGATGGTGCTTGGTATGACCCGCCTCAAATCGTTCTGAATGGGGTTGTTACTCAGTTGACGGATCAGAGCAGCGCAACCGGATCAGGGCTGATTGCGGTTGAGGCTGGTGATGTGTTTGCGTTCCGACAATACTCGACTGATTCATGCTGCCAACCAGGTCTACTCACCATCACTAACCTGACATTAGGCTTGGGTGAATGGGCATCTTCAACCTCATCCACGACAACACCGACGACCTCTACTACTACTGTCCCGTCAACGACTGTCCCTGTCACCAACCCGACTACTACGACAGTTCAAGAAACAACTTCTACGACTTCGAGTCTTCCTCAAACATCCGTCCCATCAACCACAACGGAACCACCACAAACGTCAACAACAATCCAAGAAACAGTTTCAACGGTTACCTCAACTAGCTCAACGACGACAAGTACCTCAACGACTGTAGCCCCAACAACGACCACGACGGTTTATGTTCCACCAGTAACGACCACGACGGTCTATGTTGCCCCAACAACGACCACGACGGTTTATGTTCCACCGGCAACGACCTCTACTGTTCCCGAAACAACAACGACAACCACCACAACGGAACCAGAACCAGCCCCCACCACAACGCTCCCGCCTCCGTTACAAACAACCAGCACAACTTCAACAAATCCACCAACAACGACATCAACCGTCCCTCCCGTAACCACATCTGAACCTGATGTGACCACAACGCTACAAGCCCCCACAGACGAACCAAAACCGCTCACCCAAACAGAACTACTAGACACACTAGAAGCCCTCTCAGAAGCGTCCACAGAGGCCATAGAAGCCATCGTGGATGAAGTACTGGCTAAAGACCTAGACACCAGCCAAGCCACCCTCCTCATCACCAGCCCAGCCGTCCTAGAAAACATCACCCCCAACCAAGCCGAACAACTCTTCACCCAAATCACCCCAACCGAACTCAGCCCCGACGAAGCCGAAGCGGTAGTTGAAGCGGTGCAGGAAGCACCCCAAGAAGTGCGTAAAGCGTTTGAATCTGTGCTGAATATTTTTGAAGGTTTCGCTGACACTTATGTTCCACTCAACTCGACTGTGCCTGTTGGTACTCGTCGTGCGTTGATTGCGTTAGGTGCTGTATTCTTGACGGTAGCCCCTGCACCGAGTCGAAGGATTAAGTGATGAAGTTTTGGGGTGAGTTCCATGCGCTGATATGGACAATCGCAGCATCAATCACCACCATCCTGACGCTCTCTGGTGGGCTACAAAAGATCGTGATCTGGCTCACTATCGCAGCTCTCGTTCTTCACTTCATCGGCGCACTAACCAATAAGGACAACTAATGGAAACCCTCAAGACCCTCATCCTTCGTATCGTTGCAGTATTCGGTTCATCAGCTTTGGCTGCTGTTGCCGGTGGTGCAGTACTTGACGTGCAACTGTGGAAGGCAGCAGCGATTGCTGGCATCGTCGCTGCAGCAAAAGTGACTGAATCGTTGCTTCGTGCATGGTCTTCTGATGGTGTTCTTTCCAAAGAGGAAATCGCTGAAGCGTTCGGCAAGGCTAAGTAATGGCGTTGCCGATAGCGAAGTTGGTGATGCCTAAAGATTTGAAGGGCTGTCAGAACGGGAAACTTCCCGCAACTTTGCTACGTCGAATCGCACCATCGGGACGGATGCACCATCTCGCAGCGATATCGTGGACACTCCTTCGGGAACTCGCAGCCAAAGAAGGTTTGGACTTAGTTCATGTTGGCGACTACCGCCCCTATGAACAGCAGTTAGCGTTGTTTGAGTCACGGATGAAACCATTCCCTAACGCCAAGAAACCGACTCAGGTTGTGCGCACGTTCAACGGGGAGAAATGGTATCTGCACAATGGCGCACCGGTGGCAACACCTGGTACCAGCAATCATGGCTGGGGTTTGGCTATTGACGCTGCTGTCAAAACCAAAGGCAAGAAGGGTGGGGTTGTGTCAATCACGACGAAACCTAAGATTGCTAAGCGGTCAGGGTTGCAGTTCTTGTTGGCTGAAGCCCCCTCGTTGGGTTGGTCTTGGGAGTTGCAGTCTGAGCCTTGGCACATCAGGTATGTTGCCGGTGATAAGACCCCTGCAAGGTTGACAGAACTGCTCGCTGACAGGGTTGTGATTTGAGATGGAGATGGTTCTCGCAGCGTTGGTCACCGCAGTCGGTGGAATCATTACTACGCTTCTGCTGAAGGTGCGTAAAGAAAACACGAACGACCATGCAAACGTCATGGAAATCCTGCGGTCAGTCGGTGGAAATGTAGAGCGAATTGATAGTAAGTTAGATTCGCATATCGACTGGCATCTCAAGGAGGCAACACGTGGGGAAGTTCCTAAACGAAATTAAAGGTCAGGCCGTTGGTAACAGCGGAAGCATTGACTTCATTCTCGCCAAACTCGGTGAAGCCGATGGACGAGACCTGCTCGATGCGTTAAACGATCCAACGATTCGTCCGACACAAATCATTAAAGCGTTACAAGCCCGACAGATAAAGCTATCTCCGTCAGTCATCACACGATACAGGGCTGCCAATGTCATTACTCAATGAAATTAGGCACAACTATTATCCTGCGTGGCCTGTTGTACAACAAGGCAAGAAGTATGCGCTCCCTGCAACGAAGGCAACGAAGACAACACAAAGAGACTATGCAGTTGCAGTCATCCTCCCCGACATGCAACTCGGATACTTCCGAACACACGACAACAACCTTGAACCAATCCACGACGAGCAAGCCTTAGACGTTGCACTACAAATTGTCAAAGCATCCAAGCCCGACCAAATCGTTCTAGTCGGAGACAACCTAGACCTCTGTGAGTTTGGCAAATACCGGTACACCCCAGCATTCGCCAGAACAACTCAGGCTGCGATTGACCGTGCAAGCCAGCTCTGCGCACAGCTACGCAAACTAGCCCCAGACGCTCGAATAGTTTGGATCGCTGGCAACCATGAGGAACGGCTCGGCAACTTCATCCTTGACGGTGCTGGTGCAGCGTTCGGATTGAGGCGTGGTTTGCGTCCTGAAGAGTGGCCTGTGATGTCGGTGCCGTATCTCTGCAACCTTGACGACTATGGCGTTGAGTATCTGCCTGGTTACCCTGCTGGGGTTCATTGGATTAACAACAGGCTCAAAGTCATTCACGGCGACAAGGTTGCATCCGGTGGAAGCACCGCCCACAAGTATCTAGCAACAGAAAAAACCTCAGTCATCTACGGTCACATTCACCGACGAGAATGGGCTGAGCGGACTAGGGATGATTGGGATGGTGCGAAAACTATTCTTGCTGCATCACCTGGTTGTTTAGCTCGTACTGATGGTGTTGTTCCTTCAACACGTGGCGGTCATGACCTTGATGGCAGACCAATTTATCGTTCCGAGGATTGGGCTCAAGGCTTGGCAATAGTCGAGTATGTGCCTGGTGACGGGGAGTTCAATCTAGAAATGATTCCGATTAGGGACGGCTGGAGTAGGTGGAGAGGACGGGATTATGTCGCACGATGAGATGCGCACAATGGTTGTCATCAGATGGCATGACGCTCACGCTGCAACCGATACGTGGACACCAATCACCGACATCGGTTCTGAGCCTTGTGAGGTCGTCAGCTGTGGCTTCCTGCTCCCAACCTCAGACGGGGGAAAAGAAGGGCATATCACCCTATTCCAGTCCAAAACCGATGCTGACGATGTGGATGGGGTTCTCTGTATCCCTGTGGCGATGGTGCAGGATATGAAGGTTATGACGAAGAATATCCCTGGCCTAGTCCCGCAAACCCTTATAAATAAAGGGTCAAAAAAATCTTGAAATAATGCTTGCAATTTGTCTTACAATCCGTATACTTGACTTATCAGCAGGAACCACTTGCTGATAGTCCAAGGAGGGACATTATGGAAGCAGTAAAGACAATGGCATTTTGGGAAGACCTAAACGGTCGGATCGCTTGCGAAAAGCACATTGGCAACGAAGCAAAGTTTGCGCTTCAGGCTCGTAAGTCAGCAAAGACCATCACAACTTCAATGACCAAGTGGTTCAAAATGACCGAAGCAGAAGTAACCGAGTTTGCTGAACTTGTTGGTCATGACAAGAGCGTTTGCGAATCATGCAGGTACAGCGCATGAACACCTACACAGACAAGCAAGGCAACATCGTTTGCTCAATTCACATGGACGCAAGCGTTATGAACAAGCATGACGAATGCAACGAATGTCTAGACGATGCTCACGAAGCAGAAATCCTTGCACGATGACTAAATACCCAACGCTTACCGTTCGCCTCCCCCAATACACCCTTGATTGGGTGGAGGACGAATGCACCCAATACGACATGACTAAAGCAGAAGTCGTCAGAGAAGCACTCAATCTCTACTACCAAACCAAGTATCAACCGAACCGCTAGACTAACTAGCGGATCGTTCGCCCGCCTTCATTGGGCTTGAACATCCCCTCACACTCCCCCTCCTTGGTGTGAGGTTATTTATCGGACAAACGGAAGGAAACCACTTGCGCATAATCACAGCAAGCCTCATAGCCCTATCCACCATCTTCGCAGGCACCGCCTACGCAACCCAACCCAAACCCACCCAAACCCACCCATCCACCCTCACACAGCATCAGCATCTCTTGCGTCAGCCGATGCCCAATGTGATTGAGATTGTTCCTGCTGGAGTACCAGCCCACTCGAAACAGCGTTGCCCTCAATGGGAACCCAAGTTCCGTGAACACGGACTACCCGTCAAAGCGTTCAGCTTTATCGCTTATCGTGAATCACGGTGCAACCCTAAAGCCCATAACACGACTTTGAATCGCAACGGCACACAAGACTTGGGTCTTGTCCAAGTTAATTCCTCATGGAAGACCGTCACCCGTAACATCTGCGGTACCGACATCACAGGCCTATTCAACGTGGACTGCAACCTAGCCGTAGCGAAGTATCTCTACGACAACGGTGGGTTGCGTCATTGGAGTTTGTGACCATCCACCACTTTGTTCTATGGTTGCTCTAGTGTCATAACTAACCCAAAAGGAGGGCATATGACAAACAGACAAAAGCAAATTGGAACAGTTATCGGAATGGGAATCTTGTGGGGATTCTGGTTGTTGCCAACAGCAGAAGACCTACCGGATGCGCAACCAGCAACCCCGCTCGAATGGAAACTATTCATCGCACTCAACTTCGCAGCGATTGTTTATCTGCACATCTTGAATGTGCGTGAGCATCAACTGCAAATACGCAAAGAAGCACAGCAACGATATTGGGAACGAATGGAAACTCGTTCACGCTACAACCATCCAACGAACCGTGACTACCAATGAGTAGCGGTCATGTAGTCGATATGTGGTCGGACGGTGACAACACCTTCAGACCACTCAGACCAGAATGGCAAGAAATGTCACGCTGTAAAGGTGAAACCGAACTGTTCTTCAACGAAGGTTCACCACACGCAATCGCTGACGCAAAACTGTTCTGTGCGAAATGCAACGTGCGTCGAATCTGTCTCAAGTTTGCGTTAGACAATGATGAGATAGGTATCTGGGGTGGTACGACTACTATGGAGCGTCAAAGGTTGAAACGGTCTAGGAGGCGTACTGGTGACATCACCGCAGAAGCGTAAAGGTTCCGCAGCTGAACTTGCTGTAGCGAAGTGGTTGCGCAAACTTGGTTGGGTTCATGCTGAGCGTAGTCGTGCCGGATGGCAAGACGACAGAGGCGACATAGATGGTCTACCTGGTATCTGTATCGAGGTGAAGGCGGAGAAGAAGATTGACATTCCAGGCTATTTGCGTGAACTTGAAGTGGAGATGGAGAACGCTAAAGCGTGGACTGGCACGGTCATTATCAAACGGAGAGGGTCAACGAATGTCGATGACTGGTATGCGGTAATGCCTGCGAAGGTGTGGGCAGAACTGTTATTCATGCTTGACCAACCCAACCAAACCTTGTAACACCCGCCCCGTAGAAGTAATGCTTGACAAAGCAATTCAACCTGCTATGGTCAATTCACACCCATAATTCCCAAGCTTTAGGAGGCCTGCGAATGAGTACATCAGACGAGTTCAGTTTATTAGCGGAAGCACCAAAAGACCGTTGGGGTCGCTACAAAATTAGTGACCCAGCCACCGGCAAAGAACGTGGCTACACCCGTGTAACAACAATCGCAAAAGTGTTGGATGATTCATCATCACTTGCTGATTGGAAAACACGCATGGCAATCACCGGCATCGTTCAACGAGCCGATCTACTTGCTCAAGCATCAACATCGTTGGATGATCGAAGCAAACTCAACAAGATTGCAAACGATGCGATTGAAGCAGCAGGTGCATACAGTCGAGCAAACCTCGGTACAGCACTTCACTCAATCACCCAACAGTTAGACCTCGGTATGAAGCCACAAATCCTTCAAGGATTACAGGCAGATATTGAAACCTATGTTGCATCAATTGCAGCGTGGGACTTCGGTATGCGTAAGGAATGGATTGAAGTCCTGCTCATCAATGATGAGTATGAATACGCTGGTACAGCTGACCGAATCGTTACGACCCGTGACGGCAAAATCTGCATCTTCGACTTGAAGACTGGAACCGACTTGTCGTACTCGTTCGGTTCAATCGCAGTACAGCTCGCCATGTACGCTCACGCTGACTGGATTTACGACTGGAAAAATGGCGAACGCACACCACTTCCAGAAGGCTTAGACATGAAAGAAGGCATCATCTGCCACCTTCCAGCCGGTGAAGCCACCTGCAAGTTCTACACAGTTGACCTCGAAGCAGGATGGGAAGCAGCGAAGATGTCGTTCGCAACCCGTGACTGGCGCAAACGTAAAGACCTGTTTAAGCCTTACAAGTTCTCTGACGAGAAGCAGGGAGATGTCGTGCCTGTGGTAAATCCGATACCACAGGACGACATTCCTGCACCATCAAACGGACTCGCCATCCGGCAAGGCTGGGTGAAGGCACGGATCGCCAACCTCAGCCCGAAAGCACAAAACATGTTGAAGGTGACATGGCCTGAAGGATGCCCGAAACTCGTTGAATGTGACAATGCACAGCTTGACAAACTGGTTGCAGCGTTACAGGTTGTAGAGGCTGAACATGACATCCCGTTCTTTGACGCTGACCCAACCGCACCCAAGCCTGCCAAGCGTAAGTCGAAGGCGTTTGATTCGGAGCCAGCATGAACGCCATCGAGGGTCGTGACCTAGACCAACCAGGTGACGACAATGCGGTCACCTACATTCGTGAACGCTTGAATAGCATTCAAGGTGCTGACAGGGCAAGAATGGCGATGCTTATTACACAGGCTGAAATCGCTGGTCGCAGCATCAGCCTGAAGGAAACAAAATCTCTTCGAAGGTTTGAGATAGCCAGAGGGTTGTTCCTTCTGTTTGACTCAGGCCAATTCGATGAAGACTTGGTGAAGGACATCTGTTCCCAAATCACCATGCAGAAATACACCAAACCAGGTGAAGCACTAGCAAACCTTGACGTGAAACAAGCACAGCGATTCGCTAACGCTTGCCACGGCATCGCACGTGACCTGCTGAACCTGATCTATATCCCAGAAACCAATCAATTCCACATAGAGGAGAAAGCATCATGACAGACATATTCCTATCCGATGGCGGGAGCAAGTATCCCGCTTTGAAGTTTGAGAATGTCAACGACACCCATTCCGGCACAGTTATCGAAGTGAAGAAACTTGAAGACCGTGACCCATCTGGGACAGTCAAAACTTGGGACAACGGCGACGTGCGATACGTCTTCGTATTCACTCTCAACACAGCCGATGGCATCGGGAATCTCTGGAGCCGTGGAAACATGGTGAAGGCGATTCGAGAGGCTGCACAATCAGCTGGAGTTTCATCAATGGTTGGAACGAAACTGACCGTCAAGTACACCGGTGATGGCGAAAAGAAATCAAAAGCCTTCAACGCACCAAAGCTGTACAAGGCCAAGGTTGAACCAGCCGTGAAGGATGACTCAGAATCAATGTGGTAAACCCACATCAATAAATCGTGACAAGTTGGGTATCGAGCTGATCCCCCTCAGCCCCCTGCGGTACCCAACTTGTCGCACCTATTCAGCCAGGAGACAACATGACTATCCAAGACCTAAAGAACGCAATAGCGTTTCTTGAGAAAAGTTTCGTCGGTCAAGGCGACCAAGAACGACTCTTCAAAACCATCGAAGCATTAAAGATTGAAATTGCTAGGAGGCAAAAAAAATGATTGATGTAAACCAGTTCGCAGAGTTAGAGCTGCGAGTTAACGACCTACAGAACGCCCTCGCCAGGGTTGCTGAGGAACGTGACAACTACAAAGACACAGCAGACTCACTCTTCAAAGAACTCGAAGCCTGTCGTGCCACACTCGTCCAAGCCAACTCAGACATCTCACGCCTACGGGTGTATCTAGCCCAAGGAGCCGAACTGTGAGTCCAATGATCCTCTCAGACAAGGTTGCTGGCATCATCAAAGACCTACAAGTTGAAGTCGGTATTAAAGAGGTTGCACTCAGCTCAGCGATGCGACGCATCGAAGAACTCAAAAGCCAAGTTGAAGAACTGTTGGTTGAAAACCAAGAACTGCGGGAGGTTATCCGTGACCGATAGATTCGCAGACATAGTGCTTGGCATAGCACTCACCACAGCCCTCATAGTCGGATCACTCATGATTGGAGGCTGGCTAGGAGTCAACGCAAAACGTGAAGCCTGCACCAAGTTCGCAGAAATCACCGGACAACAAACAACCTTCATGACCTACGGCCTAACCGAATCACTCTGCTTCACCAACATCAACGGCAGCTGGACAGACATCAACCCACAAAAGGTAAACCCATGAACCAAACAGAAAACTTCCCAGACGCACCACACACCATCAGCGTCCTCACCCATCGAGACCAATCAGCGAACTGGGTCGCACACATCGCCAACCACGACATCATCAACGCCAAAGACACCAACGGCCTCTACCTACTCGTCAGCCTTGACGAAGACGGCATCGTCACCATCGCAACCAAACCAGGTAGCGCATGGGACTCACGCTGGTCATCACCAATCAAACTGGAACGACGATGAAGTTGCGTCAACTCTGGTGGGATTGGAATCCGGCAAGGCTTCGCAGGTTGCTTGCGACTAAGGACGGTCAGATCAACGCCAATGCAAACCTTGCTGACCACTACCATCGTGACCTGCTTGCAGCAAAGAAAAGCCTTGACCAAGCAAACCAGATGCTCGATGTCGTACTGAAGGAAGTTAGGGTGCTTCGGTACGAACTAGAAGCCAAAGAGGAGGCAGAGAATGAGTCGTGACAACGAACTAGCCCTAGACCTGTTCATGCTGGGCTATGAGCGCAACGAGTTAGTGCATATGCTGAATGAAGCCAATCAGCTCATCGAATCATTACGCAACGAACTAGACGCACTCAAAGAGGAGTTAAACAAATAATGGAAGCATTCATCGCACTCATCATTATCCTGTCAGCGTTCTTCTATTGGTTGACCCGATGATCTACCGAGTCCAATGCAACAAGTGTGGCTCAATGGTCAGACACGACACACAAATACTTCAAGGCTGCCTGTGTGACCCTGATGCCCCGACATGGATTGCTATCCAACCAGACGGACGAATGCTGAAGATGAGCCATGCCGATTACACAGTCTTCGAGCAATCATGACTCAAGCCCGCATCTGCAACTGCACCATCAAACGTGCGCTCCCTTCCAAACCGTTATGCGGAGATAAGCCAGACGACTTCGATGAATAACTATGAAGACCCAATCGCAGAGTTCATAGAAGCATCAGCCGAAGGACTCTGCACCGGCTATGTCGTCATCGCCAACATAGAACGCATCAATGGTGACCAATCATTCTGGGTTACCACCCTACGCAACCAAACCGCCTCAACCAGCCTTGGCCTACTCGAATCAGCTAGCGCAGCAGAGAAATATCGGATCGCACGGTCATTCAACCAACGGTATGACGAAGACGAAGACGAATAACACCTACACTCAAACGAAACCTAATCCTGTAGGAGGGATATGAAACACACAAGAGTCAACAAGGGATACAACTATCCCGCCTCAGCCCTACTCAAAGAGTTCCCAGACGATATGTGGGCATCAACAATCGGTGAACGACTCGGAGTTGGTAGAGCTGCAATCCAAACATGGCGAGAAGGCAACACCTACCTAGACCAATGGCGAGCAGACAAATATGCTTGCCTGCTTGGTAAACATCCATCAGAGATTTGGGACAACTGGTTTGATGAAGTGGAGTTGGCATCGTGACAATGCGTGAAGAAGCAATCAAACTCGCTGAGTTAGGTATCAGGGTTATTCCGATTAAGCCTGGTGAGAAGCGTCCACCAATGTCCCAATGGCAAGACAAAGCATCAAATGACATCCATGTCGTGAACGACTGGTGGACTAGCCAATACTCAGGTTATGGGATAGGTATTGCTACAGGTCAAACTAAACACGGACGCATCTTTGTACTTGACGTGGATGACCGTGAAGAATACAAAGGCTCAGACACACTCAAAGACCTTGAAGACAAATACGGCAAACTCCCCGAAACAGTCACAGCGATAACCGGTACAGGTGGACAACACCTGTACTTCTACTGTGACGAAGACATACGCAACGACGCAGGCTCACGCCTAGGAGTAGGACTCGACATACGTGGCACCGGAGGACAAGTCCTCGCAGCCCCAACCATCCACCCAAACGGACGCACCTACCAATGGGAACACGGCCTCAGCCCACACGAACGCAAACCAGCCAAAGCCCCAGACTGGCTGGTCAAACTCCTCACCAAACAACCAGAGATGGTCAAACCCAAAGGTCAACCGGACAACTTCCTCACCGACCCCAACACCCCCTCAGCCCGCTACTGTGCGAAGACCACGTGGGAAGAACTCCTCATCCCTGACGGCTGGACACTCGCAAAGGTTGACAGGCATGGTGAACAGCATTGGGTTCGCCCAGGCAAAGACCCCCGTGACGGAACCAGCGCAACGATCGGACACAACGGCAACGACGCACTCATCGTCTTCACCTCATCCATCCCCTGGCTACCAGAAGGAGGCTACAACCGCTTCGGCTACTACGCAGCATCCAAACACGGAGGCGACTGGAAACAAGCCTCCCAAGCCTTCCTAGCCACCAATGAAGGCAAACCAGAACCAACCACACCAATCCCCACACCAGACGAAATGCTGTCAATGCTGGTGGACTGGAAAACATTCTGGTCACTCGAACACGCAACCGAAGAATGGTTAGCCAAACCACTCATCGCCAAAGGCAGACAGACAGCCCTATTCGCTGGAGCCAAAACAGGCAAGTCATGGCTCACACTCAACGTCGTTGCAGCACTCGCCTCTGGCAAACCCATCCTCGGACAACCAGCACAACCACCCATCCATTGCCTCTACCTCGACTACGAAATGATTGAATCAGACCTCTACGAACGCCTAGAACAATTCGGCTACACAGAAGACGACGACCTATCCCACCTCCACTACGCACTCATCCCAAACCTCCCCCCACTCAACACCACCGAAGGTGCCTCAGCCATCATGAAACTCGTAGAACTCACCAAGGCTGAGGTCGTAGTGATTGACACCACCGGACGAGCCATAGACGGAGAAGAGAACTCAGCAGACTCCTACCGTGAGTTCGCACGAACCACAGGACTCAGCCTCAAGCGAGCCAACGTCGCCTGCGTACGCACAGACCACGCAGGCAAAGACGGAGGCAAGAAACAAGGCCAACGAGGCTCATCAGCCAAGAACGATGACGTGGACATCGTGTACCGACTCGACAAATCAGACGATGGTCTCACCCTCAAGCGCACCCACACACGCATCAGCTGGGTACCAGAAACCGTCAACCTCGTCGTAGAAGACTTCGATGACATCATCACCATCCGACTCCGCTCCAAAGAGCAGCGAGGCTGGACAGTCAAAGAAATCGCAATCGCCCACCGACTAGACGAACTAGGCTTCCCCATCGACATCGGAGTCAACGAAGTGCAACGCCAACTCAAAGAACAAGGCATCTCACTAGGCCACAAATCCCAAATCTCCCGTGCCATCCAATGTCGAAAACAACCCCGACCAGACCCACTCAACCAGTCGGAACCACCCCAAACGGAACCAGTCGGAACCACCTACCAAAACGGAACCACCTTTGGAACCACTTTGGAACCACCTTATAAAGCCCAACAAGTACAAAGGAACCACCCTCTGTACCTATACGGTACAGGGGGTTCCGTACCGCAATCAGAAACAGAAATAAATCGGAACCACCCCGAAGAGGACATCTGGTAATCATGCCCATCCAACGCCCCTGCCTAGTGTGCAGAAGACTCACCACAAACATCCAACGCTGCGACCAATGCCAACAGGCATGGAACCACAATCGGAACAAAAAGCGAACTCACTATCAAGGTGACTACGCATCACGTGCGAAGCGAGTACGGGACACAACCCTCCTTTGCTGGCTCTGTGGCAAAGGCTCCAACCCTGACGACCCTTGGCAAGCCGACCATGTTGTGCCAGGTGACATCAACTCTGAGCTTCGGGGTGCGCACAGGTCATGCAACGCCAGTCGAGGCAACCGAGGCAAGCCATGACCCCCCCACCGGCAGTCTGGGGGGTGGGGTCAAACTGGAAAGCCTGTAGGACGCAACTAC